TATATGTGCAGTATCAATACTAGCGTCTACGTAATGTTCAGAATTTATAGCGTCATCTGCAATCTTAGTTCCATTTACAGAATCAGCACCAAGTTTAGCAAGTGTAACAGCTCCATCAGCTATATTTGCTGTTGCTATAACACCAGTAGGTATTGAGTTATTTGTTTTAGCTAATACACCAATATGTACACTTGTAATAGCTTCACTAGATAAATTTCCTGAATCCCAAGTTACATTAACTGTTGTGTTTGTTGAAAAAGATGTACTAGATATAGTACCATATATTGTGCCTGGCGTTGATGCTACAACTTTAACTCTACGTCCAGCATGATAAATAGCTGTTACGTTTGTTCCATCAATTGTAAACGATGTAGCTGATGCGTAAGTAGCTGTATAAGTACCTGCACCATCACCATATTCAATCCATTCAGCTGCATTATAATGCTGTCTAATATCTGCCATAACACTTCTAAAAGCGTTATTGATATTAGATGGTAGCATTCCTTCTGCTACTGAAACTGAATTAGTTCCTGTAGCTGAGTTGTTTGCTGCTGTTGTATCGTATTTACCTAAAAATGTTCCTGCCATAATTTTACTCCATAAACCAAACGAAAGCTTTATCGCTTTCTGTATTATTTTTATTAACTAAAGTGTTAATTGCTTCTTCTATTTGTCTTTGGAAAAACTCTTGTGTTTCCATTGAATATCTTACGTTATCTATATCTACTGAATCTGTCATTATCTATATCCTGCTTTAGATGCTACAATGTCTATACCTTGTGCATGATCAAAACTTGTTCCAGCAGGTATTTTAACATTAGCTCTAATGTATCTACCTGATTGTCTAACAGGATTAATCCCACTATCTACCATAGAAGATGAACTAGACTCTGTTTCTGTGTCTGCTAATCTTTCTCTAGTTTTTACAGTAACTGTTGCTTCTGCATCTACTATTGGTCTTACTCCTTGAATGTTAGTACGAGCTCCTGGAAATGCTTCTATTTCTGCTGTCTCTATTTCACATTCATTTGAGTTTCCTGAAAAGATTGCAGCTTTAAAATCTCCATCTATTCCACCTAAAAACATTTGTCCACCATTCCAATAATCTGTATCTAATGCAGCATTAATGTTTTCTAAATTTTGCGAAATAATATCCATTAATTCTACAGTATATGCTCCTACAAATTGAGAAAATATTTGACTAGCATTAACTTCTGCTAAAGACCATTTTTTTGTAGCATAATTATATATAATAATTCTATCACAAATACCTGTAGTATTGTTAGTATTATTTGTGCTTGGGTACAACCACATAGCTAATTGATTAAAAGGATCAATTGCTGCTACTATTCTATCAGAAAATGCTTTGTTTAAATTAAGATCAAAAAATCTATTAACTTTTTCTACTCCAATAGGTACTACATTATCACCTTGTATTTCATAGAAACCATCATCTGCAAGAAAGAATACACGTCTATTATCTTGACATACTGTTCTTCCAAATATGGCTCCTCTATTTGGTGATATAACTGATAGTCTAAATACTGTTGCTCCACCAACATAGTCCATACGAACTATTTGATTTTGTCTAAATACATATCCTACTTCTCCAGAAGTAATATGAGTTATTTGTCCACCAGATCCTGGTAAATCTTGTAAGTCAGATTGTTTACCTGACCAAACTGTAATATCATTAATACCTGACCATTGTATTCTGTTAGTTGCATTTACAATATTACCTGTAACTAAAAAATCCCTAACTACTCCAGATACTCTAAATAAAGGACAAGTACCTGCTGTTTGAATTGAATTAAGATTTGCAAAATTAGTAGATGTACCCATTAAATAATATTGAGGTTGATCTACTCCATTACTTGCAATTACATATTGACCAAATTGTGTAAATGTCCAATAGTCATCATCATCTCCAGTTAAACTTCCTTTACGAGAAGTAAATGTTCCTGATGCTAATTGATGTATATCTGTTTTTGTAGCTACAAAATTGTAAACTGTATTAGAGTTATCTCTAAAAGAACCAGATCCATGTGCATCTTTACCTACAGTTGATGTACCTGTATAAGATACTAATGATGGAAATCTTTTATAAGATCCCATTGCGTGATAAACATTAGTTGCTACGTTTGCACCTTTCATACCATGTTCTGGTTGATCAGGCATCCATTCACCAAAAGGTATTTGCATTATTTACCTACTTTTTTAACAGCTTTTTTATGAGCTTTATTAAAACTTAAACCAGCTTTCATATCTTTAACCATCATATCCATATGTTTTTTAGAATGATGAGCTGATGCTTTTTTTAATTGTTTTCTTTCTTTTTTATCAATCATCTATTTGCTTTTTTTTTTAAAACTTTTTGTACTCTATTAATCTTTTTAAATAAAATAACTTGTCCTTGTTGAATTTGTAAAATTTCAGTTCTCATTTTAGTTGTTTCATTTAAGTTCCAACCAATTAATCCTATTGCTGCTGCTAATGATAAACCTACAATTTTATCTTTTAAATCCATTATCTACTTCTATAAAATGATAAATCTGTTTGTATATCTGTTCTTTGTGTAACAGGTGCTCCACCATATGAATCTTGTTTGTCATTATTTTCACATCTTTCCATAGCAGATATATACATCTGTAACCATTGTTGTACTTGATTAGGATCTATACCACCTAAAAAATTTGCTGCATGATATAATGAACCATATAAATAAATACCTGGATGTTTGTTTAAAATGTAATTTGTTGTATTAGAATCGCTAAGAGCTCCAAAAGATTTATAGTATGATAAGTACCCAGTATAAGCAGTATCAGGGGCAGGGCCAAAACGTAAAGTTTCTGTTTCATTATCACTTTCTATTGTATAAACTCTAGGTCTACCAGCTGTAGATCCAGCTTTTATTTCAAACATATTGTGAGGAGTTATATATTCTAAAACGTATTTATTACTTGATAATAAAATGTATAAAGATCTTACTCCAATAAAACCAGTAGGAACAGATTCTGTTTCCGAATCTATTGTAATAGAATCTATTTGTTCCATTTGTCTTATTCTTAACTTAGCATTAAAATCAGCTTCAGTTAATGCAATAAAATCTGCAATTTGATTTGTCAAATCAGATCTATTAAGCCAATCTGCTATAGATGCTTTTAATCCTGAATATGTTGTTAATGCCATTATAAATTTCCTTCAGCTGTTCTAAAATATCTAAACTCATTACTATTAAGTTTAGTTCTCATTATTTTTCTTTGAATTTCTTTAGGTAATTGAAACCAGTTATTAGTTCCATTATATTCTTTAGCCCATATAGAAAGTATTAAAGGTGGTATACTTGCCACTCTTTTCATTTCTTTAGCACCAGATATATAACCAGAATCATGATTATAAAGAGCTTTATTTCTTTTTAATAAAGGGTTTACATCTTGAGAGTTATTGATAGTTAACTGACCATCGGACTCTTGGATATATTTAGTTTTTACTCCAGCATCATATTCAACTGATCTTACTTTACTCATAAATTATTCAGATAATTCTGTAACGTATAAATTTACTGATCCAATCACAGCTACTTTTTCGCCAGGCGAAACTTTAAAACACTCAGAAGATTTAGATTCTAAAAAAATTTTAGTATTAGCTGCTGTTGGATTTACTCCAAATTCAATATGACAATCAGCATCTGGTATAACTCTAATATATTCTATATTAGCACTAAAAGCAGATGATTGTGCAGAAGAACCAGAAGATGTAACTTTTTCTGTAGTTAATGGTCTCATTGCGTAGTTCATGTTTTGTTCCTTGTTGTTTGGGGATGTTACCACCCCCATAATTAATTATCTTCTTATAACGTAAGTAATTTCCATTTTAGATGCATTTGTAGAACCACCATTAGTGATTGCTTCAATTACAGATCCTTCAAGGACATCGTTAGTTGCAGAAGGTTCTACTGAGTATTTTTTACCTGCAGATCCTGATGCTACATGACTTATAGCTGCACTAGCACAAGCTACACCATCTATTTCAAAAGTAATAGCTGCTGTTCCTGTAGTAGTTGCTTTGTTATGTGCAAAGATTTTAATAATTCTTCCACCATCTGGTACATTTACAAATGTTGATGATGATGCTGATACATCTGGTATTGCTGATGTTAAAAAGTAGTCGTTAAGTGTTCTCATTTTGTTTCCTCATTGTTCCGATCTTAACCCCTCTCAGATCTTCAATGTTAAAATTATACTAGGGGAGCAGTATTGAGGTTGCCCCCCTAAGTATTTAATCTATTAAGATGTAGTTAAGTCTGCAACTAAACCTGAAGCTGCTTCGTTTCTAGATTCTAGAGTTGCTTCAACAAGAAGCTGTCTTTTCTCTGAGTCACCAGTCTTAGCAAGTTCATGCATAGAGAAGTCTCTTAAGAACGCTACGCCCCAGTATTCCATGTCTAGTACATAAGCATCTCTATCTCTAGAGAATCTATTAGGTACTACTTGCAATTGACCGAAGTCAGATGCGTACACGTCTACTGAAGTGTATAAAGTTGCGTCTGCACCTGCATCAAATCTAGTAGAATTACCAGTAAAACCTGATAATTTTTGCTTGTTGAAAGGCCCACACATAATCATAGATGGGTCTCCACCAGCATTCCATACTGATTTAATAACGTCTTTTAGTTGAGATTCTGTGAAAGCTCTTTGTGTTCCATCAGTTCTAGCAGTGTTTCCAACACCAGATCCTGTAGTACCATCTGCAGCTTTGTTATCATTAGTGATAGTCCAAGCTCCAAGAGTTCCCATTTTTCTCGCAGTTGATGCATTTCCAGCTACTTCAGCAATGTTGCCAGTAATAGTAGCTTCCATATCTCTTTTAAGCTCTTTAGCTCTTTTAGCGATTTGGTATGCAATTTCTGATGCTCTACCTGCTTTGTCAACAGACTCTTGAGTTCCAGTAATAACTACAGTTTTATCCATAATTTGAGAACTGTTAGAAAGTCTAACTGTTGCAGTTGATGCATCTAAAGTTGCTTCGTCACCTTCAATAACAGCATTGTTAGTAGCTGCTGCTGCAAGTGAGTCGGTTTGCCATTCGTGAAGAACTGCAGTTGCTTTTGTTTTAGCTGCAGAACTTAGGAAAGGCGTGTCTGTAGGTGCTATCGAATAGATAACATCTGAAAGATCTTCTCTTTCACCTACTGAATCATACGTGTCAAACGTATTAGTTGGTTGTGCCATTTTATTATTTCCTTTGTTGAGATTTAAGATTAATCATATCTGCTATTGCTGACTGAGCATCTCTTATGTGACCAGTCTTTCTTAGCGTCTTGATTTTATTTCTTACTTCCTCTCTACCTGAACTAACATT